GGAAGGTGTTCAATGTGTGGGCGTACCTTAACTGCTGACAAGTCAATTGAGGACGGCATCGGGCCAGTGTGCAAGAAAAATTGGGGTCTATGATCCCTAACACTAAATCAAACAAGAAGGGAGAATAATAAAATGTTCTACGAAATACAAAAAGTTGACGGTCTGAATAAAGCTTATTTTGTCGTTGTAGATAACTTGAACGATACCTCATCACGTCTTTTCGCATCTTACGCTGATGCGTGGATAGCGACGATGAAAACTGTCGGATCAGCACCAGACGGTGTTGATGTGCCTGCATCTCAAATCGTTTAGCCACCTGCCACAGTGCCTGCATGTCGGGCACTGTATCGGTCTGACTAGACCGTTAATAATTTTACTAAACCATGAGGAAATCCCATGAACAATACAGCAGAAATTTTTGTAGCAGAAACCGCGAAAGGTTATGAGGTCACCGTACCGAATTCGGTAGCAAGTGGCACCTTTCATTCTATGCATGACGGTGATCAAATGAGTTTTGACACCTACAGAGTCGAACGAATCCTTGTTAGTTTGGGCCTGAAAGAAGACCCATTTTTCAAGCGGTGCCCAGTTACAAATGAGTCAATTGAGCGTGGCGATTATTCCACATACTGCGCCTACTCAAACGAATTAGTCGTGCGCTTTTTCAATCTCGCGAATGCTAAGGCTTTCGCAACACTTCTTTAATCAAAATAATTTCATATAGGAGGTTAATATGTCAGGTGCAACAGCAAAAGAATTTACAGAGTGGACAGCGAAAGCTAAGACTCTGTCCGTGGATTCACTACGTTATGTAGTGCGAGATTGTAGAAATGCAGAACAAGCGATGCGGGGACATAACCCTGAGCGTGAGTGCTACTACGCCGATCAGGCTATGACATTCGGAGATGAACTCCGTAGGAGGTTAAAGTAATGAAAAAAATTAATATTCGGGGTTTCGATATCCCAACGCAAGTTGAATTTGACATGGTATCCAAGGGTAAATATTGGATACAAAATTTCTGGGGGTGCCGGGTGCGCATGGAGAAATCCGAACACGCCATTGGATGGGGTGACCAGTGGTTTGTCGAGGTGTACTACAAGAGGGAGAGAAAACCGCTATTCGCGAATCAATACCCCCCAAAAGTTGAGAGTTCAGAACCTAATGAACGCGATTGGGTGTCCACGTGCACCTTTCAACCAACCCGGCGCGATTGCGTGGACTACCTATTGCGCATCGCGAAGGCTTCGCTGGAGGGTAAGGAGATTACTTTCAGGCATCGAGTGATGATCGATTCAGAAGGTATGTGGGCCGGTAAAGAATTGCGGCACCCATACTTCAAAACAGTTCTTAAACCTATCACCCGTAGGAGGGTAGCACATGAAAATACATCCTGTAATCAAGCCGCGCAATAAGTCGCGGCACAATCGGTACTGTGGCCCGTGCGCTCTGTCTATTTTGACAGGTCAGGATACAGGCCAGTGCGCTTCAATAATCCGTTTATTGTCTGGTGTGCATGCGGTAACAGGCACCAGCGCAGGTCAAATATTTAATGCATTAAATTGGTTTGGTTACCGTGTTGACAAGGCGCACTACCCAACCTTAATGCAGGAGGGCGAGTGGGATACAGGAGCACGGGCATCTAATGGTGAGCATGCCGAAAGCTCGACAATCGAAGCGCGTAAAAATTGGAAAAAATGCCCTACACTCGCCTCTTGGCTAAAACAGACCAAAGATATACGCACCACTGGGCGCGTGTTCCTAGTCTGCGCAGGGTGGCACTGGCAGGTCATCTCAGGCAGACGTTATGCCTGTGGACTAACACAAGACATCGTGAGTGTACGTAAGGCACCGCATAGACGCGCTCGCGTAACAGGCGTATGGGAAATAATGAAAGTATAAGGAGAAATTATGATACAGCCTACATATTTTTCATCAAAGGAATTAGCAGAAAAATGGACGCTCGTTGCTGAGTACAAGCGAGCAGAGTTAATTGCGTATCGCTCGAATGATTCGGGTCTGCTCAGACTCATAGATATTGAGTCGGGGCATGATATTTTAGAGGGTGGCCCAAGGGGTAATCCATTCACAGCATCAATCGAAGACGCAAAGGCTAAGGCTTATGAATTGATCTATGGCAATTTGCCTTCCGATCTAGAGTGACAGCTATATGGCATCCATGTGGTGCCATATGTCAGTCATTCCGACTGAATATAAGGAGAATATTATGAATACTTTCTTAGGAGTAACTGAAGAGGCCAAAGTAGCGGCTGTGAATGCGCTACTGAACTTGGTTCAAGACGACGATGCGTTCTACCATATGACCGCCAAGAATGAGCTAAAAACTCGATTGAAGATTATTCAATTCGTAGCACCAATGGCGCATGCGGTGAACGGAGAACACGGCCTGTATCTGGCCGAAGAGTACGCACAAGAGCAGTTTGCAAGACGCAAAGAGGAGGGTGAGGCATACGCAAATCGCTAGTCACTTGTTACAGCGCATCCCCGTGGTGCGTTGTATCGTAAATGAGTCATCCATAGGAGAAGTTGGAGCATGAGTAATATAAATATGCAAAACTGGCAGAACAAATCGGAATTGCAATTGATGCAAGCTGTGTTTAGTCAAACACATAAGATGGTGCGTGGCTGTGAACCACCGCCTTTGCCTGTAGAAAGCTGGACTGATATTAATTGGTTGTCCACTACTGCTGAAAAAATGCTAGATGAATATATAGACATGGCGGAAGACATGGAAAAAGTATTAGATAATATATCTGATGAAGTATTGAAGGAGATGAATAATGGCAATTGAAATAAGAGATGTTGCGTATCATCGCAATGGGATAGGAGGGCTACCATTCTATGTGGTCCTGTTTAACGACACTGATGAAGGGATGTTCAATCAGGTTGCGACAATCGATGAAGACGGCACAGACTGCCGTGTCATCAATGCGGGACTGATTGTGACTGCCAGTGAGATTGGTAACCGCCACATGAATAAGTGGCGAGGTGACCAGTACCTATCCATGATTAAAGAGGCTATGCGGGAGCACAGACCCAGTGACTACGTTCGTATCTTTGAGGGAGAACAGGAGATTTCAGATGTGGAGTAAATATATATTACCTATAAACCTTGTGGTTATGGGTACGCCACTTTTCTTTGGGGGAGTGGCATTGGTCCAAGAGGATTGGATCGGGGTGCCGGTTGCATTAATCGGTTTGGGATTGTATGTGGCTAGCTACACGCTAGTGCTTAGAATAAAAACATTTGACATTTAAGCAAGTGAGCGTTTAAGATGTCAATTCTTTAGTAGAAATCAACTCTTAGGAGAGTAAAAATGAGTGTTTATGAAAATTTTGCAGGTATGCCATCACTTCCAGTTGAACTTGATTTTGATCCAGTTCGCGAACCAGCCAAGCGTATTGCGAAGAATGGTAACACGCAGATTATTGCTGGTGTGTTCAATATTATTAATCCTATGACGGACACTGTGATGACCGTATCTAAATCTAAGCACAATCCAGTAAACTACGCGATTGCGTGGGAATCATTCCGTGCGGGTATTGAAGCTTCTGGCCTAGATACATCGGATATTGAATGTAAGTTTAATGTATCCCCAGATGGTAAGTCATACACTTGTGACATCATCTTGAAGCGATTCAACTTTGAGAAAGTTGTCGGTGAACCTGTGTACATGCGTTTTCGCATTACCGATTCGCATGACATGTCATTCGTCCGGGACTTCCTATGTGGGCTATGGAGGTTGTGGTGCACCAATGGCTGTTCATCTGTCCATGAGCAATTGCGATTACGGGAGAAGCACACGCTAATGTCTGACCCCGAAAAAGTTGGATCAGTTGTAGCTGAGTATCCTGCCAGACTTGAGGCAGAAGCAAAATTATATCCAATAATGATGAACACCAAAGTATCGCAGGATCAAGCTATCGACTTTATGGAGCGCAACCTTGCTACCTACCGCACTAATGCAGGTAAGCTGAAGCTTAATAACAAGACTCTAGAAGAATGCAATCGCATTTGGTCAATGTACAACTCAATGGGTAATACAGGCTACCGTCTGTATAATACTTTGACTCACATTGGCACACATGTGGAAGGTCGTGAGGGTACTAACATAACCCTTAAACAGGCCCGTATGGAACAGAAAATACAGGAAGTTGTTAGCCTTCCTGAGTTCAAGTCACTGGTGGGTCTGCCACTAGCGGCTTAATATAACAGTATCTATGGGGTTGTTTAGGTACTCAGGTAGGTAGGTATACCTTAACCCTGTTTACCCCCATAGATACTATTCAAATTAGCTCTGAGGGAGTATTTAAAATGAAGAGAGTAGACATACTAAAAATGCAGTTGCTAAATAGCAAAGGACGTTTTTTCACTGCTGAGTGGAAAGGCTTAGGTGCCATTGATGAAAACGGCAATTTGGTTATCGGCGAAATGATTAAGGCCAACTTTAAAGTTGTAGATATTATCGATGTATCATCTGATCGCATCTGTGCGGCAGTCTACATACCTCGTACTGGTGACACCCTGTGCCTTAACTTTATGACTAATGCTGAAGGTGACTGCACCTATATAGCCAGCGACAAGTCGAAGTTTGAAATGTCTGGCAAACAAGCATTCAAGTTTTAATTACTGAGGGGTGTGTAACGTTTCTTTACGCATCTTAAATCGTTTAGTCACCTGCCCATGTACATCCTTTGAGGTGTACATGATCGGTCTGACTAGACCGTTAATAATTTTACTGAGGATGTAACAGAAAATGATTAAACGTATTCATGTAAATCAACATCACGTTAAACACAACGCTAAGAATCCAGAAGATCCGAAGCCTGTGTTTACGGTGAAGACATCTAGATCGAATACAAAGGGTGACACTGTCTACGTTCCGGGTGGAGTCAGCTTTGTGTACAGCCCCGACAAACCATTGTCGTGTGGGGCAAAAGTGTGGGCAGAGACTACAGGATCTGTAGTTGTGTACAACGGAGAGGAGGTGATCGATCTATAACACTTGACATGCCTTTTAAAATATTTCTTTTAAAATAGGAGACTGTGAAATAATGAGTGATCTAACTGAGCAAGCTGAAGAGCACAAGAAGATGCAACAGGCTAGTATGGTTGTTGAAGTTAAAGGAACGATGTTAAAACATCTTGTAGATGCCTATTTAATATCTCGTGACTTTAAACGTGTATCAGCATCTCAAGATCAGTACCGATACTGGTTGCGTGTGCTGTGTGAAACATTATATTTTGATAGTAATGTTGGACAATTGAAGTATAAGAGGTTGACTGCCCCGGAAGCACAAATAATCTATGATATCCTATCAGATCGCGGTATCACTTTTGCAAATAGGATAATTGCCGTAGCTAGAAAGATGTTTAACTACGCTATAAAATATGGAATTGTAGATAATAATCCTTGGTCTAGCATCCAAGTAATTACGCCTAAACCGCGTAGGGTAACGTGGCAACCCCAAGATGTACATGCCTTCCTTAAAACCGCATACAGCAGGTTTGAGACACGTTCGCTGGGGTTAGTCGTGCAAATGGCATATGAATGGGCACAGCGTATTGGCGACATGCGAATGCTTACTTGGGATAAAATTGACTTTGAAAATAAGGTATTGCATTTAGAACAATCAAAACGTAGGGCGGTTGTGCATTTACCAATTTCAGATGATTTAATGTACATGCTGAATCAACAGAATGGTGAGTTTGATTGGCAACCCTACGTGGCACCAAATGTGAACGCTAAAACTAACAACGGCTACAAGCCATACGGATTGGAGGTAATATCTCGTGTCGCAAAGAAAATTATTATTAAGGCGGGACTTGATCCTGAACTCAGACTTGCTGACCTTAGACGCACGGCGACAACGGAAATGGTGGAAGCAGGTGTCGGCATTGCTCAAATCATGCAAGTTACAGGACATCAATCACCGCAATCTGTCACGCCGTATATGAAGAACACTTTGACAGGTGCTAAAAACGCCTGTACACTCCGTTCTGTTCACATGGCAGGTGGTACACCTATGGTAGAGGACATAAAGCGTGTTAAAAATCAGTGAGTATTTAAATTCTCTAGATATACCAGTTGATGGAACCTACAGGGGTAACTGCCCAAACTGCTATGGTAAAAATACTTTTACTGTGACGAATGACAAAGGCAATATTATTTATAATTGCTACAGGAATAGTTGCGGGATTAAAGGCACTAAACATCTCCGGATGGGTGCCTCTCAAGTTAAATCTATTATATCTAATATTGATAGCGTATCTTTTGATGAATATGAAACTGTTATGCGTCAATCCTATGAGATGCCACCCTACCTATCTGTTATGAAGCCTCGCAATGAGGCTGTATCTAACTTTATGCTTACATGGCATATTAACCCTGACGATGTGTTCTACGACATTAGACAGGACCGTGTAGTTTTTCCGATATATCATAATCGACTCTTAGTAGATGCTGTGGGTAGGTCTATAGGTAATAGAAAACCTAAGTGGTTACGTTATTCTTCTTCACCTATACCTTACATGTATGGTGACGGGGATACTTTTGTATTAGTCGAAGATGCTATAAGTGCTTATGTTGTAGGTAATATATTTAATAACGTAGTAGGCGTAGCATTATTGGGCACACAGTTAACTACTTTTCATAAATGGTTTTTTGATAAGTATTATAAGTATAATAAGTATATTATTGCCTTGGACTATGATGCATTCAACAAAACTCCTAAAATGGTTAAAGAGTTGCGCGGGTGCATTAACACCGTGTATGGTTTAAAACTGTATCACGATTTAAAGTATTGCAATGTTCAAGATATGGATAATTTAAAGGAGATGATAAATGAATGTTGAAAGAATAGTTTTATTTGATATGGCTTCTTTTGAAACTACCTCGTATTACTGGATTATGGCTATCACGGGTTGGGGGATTGTTTTAGCCTACGCATTTTTGCTTTTTAAGTTATGTTCTTTTGTTATGGGGGGAAAGGTAAAACAATGAAAGATTGGACCTGCGAAATAGAAATTAAAGGATGGTCAGAGACAGACATGGATGAGCTACAGAGCATGTGGAAAAAGGGCAAAACAGTACGGGAGATAGCAGAAAAACTTAAGCGCACTCCTAGCTCTGTAAAAGGATATGTTTGCAGGAATAGAGAAACACTAAATTTAAAAAGCAGAATAAATTCTACCGGACGGCCCCGATCAAACAACCCTAAGTTTGATAAACAATGGTATGGTTGCGTTCCATGCCGCCACTGGACGATCACCAAACCTTGGAGTAAAGTTTTATGATCTTTAGAGATGAAGAAATGAAAAATAAGCAAATAGCAATAACAGGTAAAGATTATTATTTTTATGAGGAGTTTAAACAAGCTGAGTATACTCCTGACATTCAGATATTCAGTTCTCCGCAGAGTGTACACAATGTGATAAGCAGTATATTCTGGCTGGACGAAGAGGGTATGGAGGGTGAGTATCTTAATGTTCTTGAGGATATTGCCAATAACAACGAAAATGACCTTATCTCTTCCGATATTAATATTGGTGGTTGCTTCTACAATTTGTTTAACTTAATTGCATCTGTTCAGTTGCTCGTCGAGGAGAGAGATTTACTGAAGAAAAAACTGGAGGCACGATGAGTTATCCAAAAACAAAGTGTATGTACTGCCGTACTAAAGATGCAGTCGCTGTTGAAAAAGATACATTCTTTTATTGTGCTTTGTGCTGGTTAAAAAAATATAGGGAGAAAATAAAATGAGTAAAAAACCACCAGTTGTTTATGCCTACGATGGGACAGGGCTAACAGGCGAATCAGCCTATCTGTGGTCACTGTTCTTAGCACACGAAGCAGACATGGCGGATGATTATGTAGCCTACGATAAGTGGCGACACCTCGTAGATTCGTTAAAGCCTCGCAGTGATGTGCCAGTGCCTGCTTCTTTTTATTGTGGGGATCTCATGGATGCAATCGAGGGGTACAATAAAAATGATTAAACTATTAAACCCTGCATACAATGGGCTAAAGAATGCACCACCGGAATACAAGTTTTTGCTGTCCATATTACTTGCATCGATGTGGTGCATAGCGTTTGGTATATTTACTGCTGAATTATTATTTATTGGATACAATATCATAGGGCATATCGCCTTGATCTTTTGTGTATTTGTTACATGGAGTGCTTTTAAGTACACTAAAAAAAGATTTGACCCCGCAACATCAAATAAAGTTAAATGGGATATGGAGCGAGAAGCGTGATGATAAATTATTACGATGTATACTATTATGGGAAACTTGTGATATCTAATGTTCGTGCAGTAAGCGAGGATGATGCAGTAGCGCAAGTCTACGTGAGGGATAAGCAAGCATCAGCATCAGCATACACGGGAAGATCTAAAGAAAATTACACAGCAACAAGGAAAAATTATGAATAAGACAGCGTATGAAATTGTCGTTGGGGGAAATCTGCCTCGTATAGGTTCCGGTTATCGCCTTGTCTATGCATCAGAGGGACGCAAGTGGGTTCACCTAACTACCCTCCAAGGAGATGGTAAAACTAGGCTATCTAAAATAGCATGGGGCAAGATCAAAAAACGTGGCACACTAGATGAGAGAGATATCAAGCGTGGCTTACGCAAGGCAAAGAGGGCGCTGTACAGAAAATGAATATTTTTATTCTAGTAATTAGTATATGGGGTTATACTGGCACAGAGTGGGAATACATAGGCAATCAAGCAGTCTATCAAAAGCCTATGACACTTGCCGAATGTAAGAGTATAATCAATAATTGGAAAAAGTTTGAGGACAATGAATTTTATAAGATCTCATTAGATTGTACTTCAGCAACAGAGTCAGGATTACTGCTATGAAAAAGCAAAAGAAACACTGGAAAGAAGCGATGAATGAAAGGAATCAAGATTGGATAGACAGTCGTGAAAAACCTAAAGGAATTATAGGAAAAGCGGTATCTTCTACTTATCGAGATAATTGGGAAAAAATATTTAGCAATAAAAAGGATGTTAAAAATGATAATGAATAACTCACCAGAGGCAACTATTAACTTTGTATCTTCTGATTTAAAAGATTGTTTGTCAGACTTTATGAACTGCTACAACAGTAGACAAAAGGGGGATAATTCTGCTGTCTTTTATGATGATAAAGAGAAAGATATAGAAGAAATACAAAAGCATATTGACGCACTTGATTTAATCATACGCTTTTACGATGAGGTGCCATCTTAATGGAGTTAGCTATAATCAAAAGCTTACTAAATAAAGAGTTCTACGATTCTCATAAAGGCTTTAACTGCCCTCGTAGTTTGTTTTCTACTGAAGTAAGCAAAATAAAAACAGCAATTGACATGGCTATGGACAAATACAATCGAGATCTTACAGTGGATGAAATAGAAGGTTTGTTTGTTGCGTCTGAACCTACGCTTACCGCTCCTCAAAAGGCTGGATATAGAGGTATATTTCAAAAGCTACGTAATCAAAATGCTATAAGCACTGATGTAGCTCAAGAAATATTAAGTAAACTTTTTCAGCGGCATATTGGTGATGAGGTTTCAGACATCGCCATGTCTTATGTAAATGGCAAACAGAATACGCTAGAACCCTTACGAAGAGTGCTGGAACAGTATAAAGATAATTTCTTGCCTGAATTAAATATTGAATGGGATGATCTTGAAATAGAAACACTACTTGAGAAAAATGATATAGAAGCACGTTGGCATTTTAATGTGCCAACTCTTGCTACCCGCATCGAAGGAGTTAATGATGGGCATCTGATTGTTGTGGGTGCAAGGCCCAACACAGGTAAAACTTCTTTTCATGCAAGTATAATCGCTGGTCCAGATGGCTTTGCACATCAAGGGGCAAAGTGTGTAATCCTTTGTAATGAAGAAGGGACACACAGAGTCGGGGCACGTTACTTAACAGCGGCATCTGGTATGACACTTAAAGAAATTAAAAACAGCCCCCGCACAGCACAAAAACGCTGGGCTAAGGTCAAAGAAAATATTAAAATTAAAGATGCTACTGGCAGAGATATGGCGTGGGTTGAAGTTGTGTGTAAAACATATAGCCCAGACATCTTAGTTATCGATATGGGGGATAAGTTTGCTAGTGATCAATCACACGAGGGATTAAAGAATTGCGCTATCCACGCTAGGCAAATTGCAAAAGAGCATGGATGTGCAGTGTTTTATATGTCTCAGCTATCTGCTGAAGCGGAAGGTAAAATAGTATTAAATCAATCTATGATGGAAGGCAGTAAAACTGGTAAAGCATCAGAGGCAGATCTAATGTTATTAATTAGTAAAAATCCTTCCGTTGAAGGACAAGAAGAAGATGATTATCAAAGACACATTAACTCAGTAAAAAATAAATTGACGGGTTGGCATGGGTACATTACTTGTTCATTATTGAATCGTACAGGCAGGTATGAGGTATAAGCATGGCTCATAGTAAAACTAATGGAAGGTACTATAAGGATGATCCAGAAGCAGTTCGCGCTAGGGACGCTAAAAGAATGTACGTCAATGGTAAGGAAGTATCTAAGTTACATCCATTGCATAAGTCTGGGCGTTATGCATCTTGGCAGGATGCTTGGAACAATAATGAGTTAGAGAAGAAAGCAATTGATGGGCATGTGTATGCCATAGGAAATCCTGCTTGGCCTGCTTGGATTAAGATAGGAAAAGCTGTAGATGCAATGGACAGACTGAATGCATATCAAACATCATCACCACACCGTGATTATTTTATTATCCACAGCAGGTACTTTTCTAACCGAAGCAATGCAGAATCAATTGCACATGAAACATTGATCGATGAAGGATTCCAGAAGATTAACGAATGGTTTATGATTTCACATGACAGAATCAAAAATCTATTAGATAATATAGATATCACAGCTAGGCAACAGGATTTATTTTATGAAAGTAGTTCTTGACGTAGAGAACACAGTGACTAAAAGGGGCGGTAAGCTTCATCTTGATCCCTATGAGGCAACTAATAGTCTTGTAATGGTTGGTATTCAAGTAGAAGGGCAAGAACCTGTACAATACACTTTTGATCACACTGAATATAATTGCGAAACAGATAAATATAATTCTGACCAGATAGAAATACAATCTATATTAGATAAAACAACATTATTAATAGGGCATAACATTAATCACGACTTACTGTGGTTGTGGGAGACAGGGTTTAGATATGATGGCCCTGTATACGACACGATGATAGCGGAATACATATTGCAACGCGCTCAAAAAGAGCCGCTATCTCTTGAGGCAGTAGCAGAGCGCAGAGACTTATTATTTAAAAAGCAAGATACACTAAAACAGTACATGAAACAGGGCGTATCAATTGATGCAATCCCCTACGAAGAATTGCAAGAGTATCTGTACGCTGATTTACGCACTACCATGCAATTATACTTAGAACAATTATCTGATTATCAAGATGAATACAACAAAGGTCTTTTGCCTGTAGTTGATTTGTCTATGGAAACTTGTGCATTGCTTGCTAAGATGTATAGGAATGGCTTCACTGTAGATGCAAACGCATTAGAAGCAGTGCGTAATGAATTTGAGAATGAAAAGCAATCACTTATTATTGAGTTAAATAAACAAATTAAATTACTGATGGGGGATACCCCAATTAATTTAAACTCTCCTGAACAGTTATCGTGGGTCATTTATTCGCGTAAGCCTCGCAATAAAACGCAATGGGCAAACGACTTTGATCCTTATATGAAACCTGATTTGTTTAAACGCCTTGTTAATAGCTCATCTATTGCTGTACGCAAAACAAACGCACAAAAATGTATGGCATGTAAAGGGTATGGTACATACTATAAAAAGAAAAAAGATGGTAATGCTTACAAAAACCCAACAAAGTGCCCTGAGTGTGTAGGTGCTGGGTATATATTAAAAAATATAAACGAGTTAGCAGGTTTAAAATTCTCACCTCCCAACGCAAAATGGCATAGTGCAAATGGTTTTACTACTAGCAAAATAAATCTTGAGTTTTTAGAGCGTGTCGCTAAAAGTAAAAACATGGATGATGCTGTTAGTTTTTTATTTAATATAAGAAGACTAAGTGCGATTGATACATATCTAAATAGTTTTGTAGAGGGGATTAATACTTTTTTAAAACCAGATGGTAAATTACACGTTCGTTTGACACAGCATATGACTTCTACTGGACGATTCTCTGGACGAGATCCTAATATGCAGAATATGCCAAGGGGTGGTACATTTCCTGTGAAAAAAGTGTTTGTTTCACGCTGGGATGGCGGCAAGATTATGGAGGCTGACTTTGCTCAGCTAGAATTTAGGGTGGCGGCATTTTTGTCGCAGGATCAAGTGGCAATGAAAGAAGTATCGGAGGGTTTTGATGTCCACTCATACACCGCAAAAGTCATTTCGGAAGCGGGTCAGGCAACTAGCAGGCAGGAGGCGAAAGCACATACATTTGCGCCGCTCTATGGAGCGACAGGATACGGCAGAACTGTCCCAGAAGCCAAATACTACGAACACTTCACAGAAAAGTACAAAGGAATCGCAGGTTGGCATCAAAGACTAGCTAAAGAAGTGTTGACCCATCGTAAAATTACTACACCTAGTGGCAGAGAATTTTCATTTCCTAATGTAAGGCGCAGGAAAAATGGAACGATTACAGATTTTACTGCCATAAAAAATTACCCAGTACAATCTTTTGCTACCGCAGACATAGTTCCTGCTGTGCTATTAGAAATAGACCTAAGAATGGCAGGTATGCAATCTAAAATTGTTAACTCTGTGCATGACTCAATCGTAATTGATGTTCATCCTGATGAGGAGAAGCGAATAATAACTATTATAGATGCTGTTAGCTGTAGTTTAAAATCAATAATAGATGAAAGGTTTAAGATTAATTTTAACGTACCCCTTGCGCTAGAAGCAAAAATTGGTGTAAACTGGCTGGATCAAAAGGAGGTCTGAAAATGACAAATCAAATAACTACGCTTGACTCTGGAAACTTTGCTGAAATGGCAAAGGCTATGGGCATGATGCAAGATATGGAAATAGATGGCAAATCCAAAGCTTCTACACTTCCCCGTCTTCGCATTTGGAATCAAGCAGTAATGGGTCAGGTGGAGATTAAGGGCAAGATGAAGAATATGGAGGTAGTGCCTGCTGGTATGTACCGTCTTCAAATGCCTGATGACACATATGTATATGCAGAAAGAGCACATCTACGTATATTTGTACAGCGTTTTATGTACAAGCGTTATGACTCAAACAATAATATGTATATTAAAACACTGATGGCAGAAGATCTAAAAGGAGACCTTAAAGATAATACAGGTGGCCTTAACTGTGGTAAACCCGCTGGTTACATTAAAGATTTTCAAGCATTGCCTGAAGACACGAAAACATTAATTAAACAGATTAAAAGAGTACGTGTGCTACTAGGCGAAGTTACACTCGAAAATGCGGTTGATGGAGAAGGTAATGAAGTATCTTCAGAAATAATACAACCTTTCATTTGGGAAATAGACAATAGAGATGCTTTTAAAACAATGGGTGAACCATTCACTCAGTTAGCAAAGCAACGCCGCTTACCAGTACAGCATTCTATTGATTGCGATACTGAAGAACGGTCTATGGCAACTGGTGTTAAATTTTATGTACCAACTGCAAGTGTTGACTTAACTAAAACAATTGATCTTTCTGAAGACGATCAGAAAAAGTTTAGTGACTTTATAGAGTGGATTAATAATTACAATGACTATATTGTTTCTGCTTGGAATGAAAAGCGCACAGAAAAACTTTCTGCTGAAGATGCAGAGTTAGTTAATGACTTTGTTGAAATAGAGGCTGATGAGACAGACGGATGAACATAAATCACTCTGGCGAAATTAAAGTACATAAGTACTTAAATGATGTTCGCAAGGGCAAACGTGGCATGTCAGATGCCACTATTGCTCGTGTGGTAAAAGATGTAGAAGAAGCTGTTAAAAAACAATTTAATCAAGGCGAACATAAATTCACATTAAGAATGTCAAACATAGGAAGGCCGTATTGCCAACTATGGTTTGCTAAGAATAAACCCAAAGAAGGCATTGATCCCCCTCCTAATTTTCTTATGAACATGATGTTGGGAGACATCGTAGAAGCTGTTTTTAAAGGAGTGTTAACAGAAGCAGGTGTAGATTTTAGTGATGGCTTTAAGTCTACGCTTAATGCTGGAGAGCACAAAATACAAGGGACACATGATTTAATTGTAGATAATAAAGTAGACGATATTAAATCTGCTTCTCCGTGGTCTTATAAAAATAAATTCAAGGACTATGAAACTCTAAGAGACCATGACGCATTTGGTTATATAGGTCAGTTAGCAGGATATGCTAAAGCACTAGGAGTAGAACCCGGAGGGTGGTGGGTCATAAATAAAGCTAATGGAGAATTTAAGTATGTTTCTGCATGGAACATGCTACCAGAAGTTGAGGATGTTTTAGATGAAGTAAAACAAAAAGTAGATGAATTAGAAACAACTAATAAGTTTAGACGTTGTTTTGCCCCAGTCGCTGAAACTTTTAGAAGAAAAGAAACAGGTAACACCATTTTAGCTGAAGAATGTTCTTGGTGTAGTTACAGACATAAGTGTTGGCCCTCCCTCAAAGAGCTACCCTCACTTCCATCCCAAGCAAAAGAGCCGCCTACGGTTGGATATATTGAGATAGCAAATGAGTATAAAATCAAGCAAAGCGCGTAGTAATGCCCTTAAACACGGATATCGTTCTGGATTAGAGCTAACTGTGCTAGAATCTTTGATTAAGCGCAGATGTAATGCTAAGTACGAGTGTTTAAAAATTGAGTGGGAAGATTTAACGTATAGAAAATATACTCCAGATTTTTTACTGCCTAATGGTATTCTTATAGAAACTAAGGGCAGGTTTACTCCCGCAGACAGACTAAAACATTTGACGATTAAAAAACAACATCCGTCTTTAGATATAAGATTTGTATTTACAAATAGTAAATCTAAATTAAGAAAAGGTTCTACTACTACATATGCTGATTGGTGCAGTAAGCATGGCTTTATGTATGCTGATAAAGATGTTCCAGAAAGCTGGATTAAAGAAAGGAAAAGAAAAATGCCTTCTAAACTAGTATTCTTTCCATTTAAAAAAATTAAGAGGTTGTAATGTCAGAAGATAAAAAAAGCTCCTCATTCGCTGTAGCAATAATTCCATCCTTTGATGATGATGGAAAATGGGACGGCACTATTTCTACACAGTTAGAGGAAGAAATAGGAAACGATCTTTTGGAAGATGAAGTAATTCAAATTCGTGGTATTTGTGGCATGATGACTGCATGTTTAAAATTAATGGAAGAAGAACCTGAATTATTGGACTACATAAAAGAATACTTTATTGCTAACTTTCAAGACATGCTACGTGAAATAATCGGGGAGCCAGAGGAAGAAGAAGAAGAAATAAAACCTCTGTTTACTCGTAGTAAAGATGGAAAAGTTATTACTTTAAATTTTAATACAAAAACATTTGGAAATGCATAATGGGTTTAGAAAGTATACGTTCTGAATTAACAGAAGAATTAAATGCAATAATAGAGGATACCGTTGAAGATGAAATCTTTGATATGGTTACGAAACCAAAACATTACAATACTGGTAAATATGAAACATATGACATTATTGTAGATGTTCTTGGCAAAAAAGAGGCTATCCATTATTGCCGTGGTAATGTTTTAAAGTACATGTTGCACCGCCTTTGGAACAAAGGAGATCCAATTGAAAATGCTTGCAAGGCTCAGTGGTATCTTGAAAAGATGATTGAATTAATGAAAGAAACAGAAGGAACTGATTGGTAATGTCAGTTGAAATAAAAGTTGACTTACAGTTTGAAATCAATATAACTGAAGTTTCAGAAGAACATAGGCACGAAGATGGAATCAGAGAAATTATATCAGAAGTGCTCGATGCGTGTATGTATGACATTCCGGGTTCGGAACTCAAAAGCTGTGAAATCGCTATTAAAGGAATTGATTAATGCAGTACCTCATTGACTACTTAGGTATTGAGATAGATTTAAACAGGGACAGAGAGCTTAGTGAGCAAGCTATGTCTTTACTTAAAGAATATTACATGATTGATAAAGAGACTAAAGCACAAGAAGCATTTGCTCGTGCGGCAGTAGCTTACTGTGAAGGAGACTTAGATTTTGCCCAACGTATTTATGATTATGCTAGCAAGCAATGGTTTATGTTTGCTTCTCCTGTATTGTCTAATGCACCAAGACATGGAGAAAAAATCAAAGGTTTGCCTATCTCTTGTTTCCTTACTTATGTTGGGGATACTTTGGAATCTCTCATTTCACACAATGCAGAAGTCGCATGGCTTTCTGTCAAAGGAGGTGGCGTGGGAGGACACTGGTCTGATGTACGTCCAGTAAGTGATAAAGCACCGGGTGTTGTACCCTTTATGAAGGTTGTTGATTCTCAGATGACAGCCTATAAGCAGGGCAAGACCCGTAAGGGTAGTTATGCCGCATACCTTGACATATCACATCCTGAGATTATAGAATTTATTAAGTTTAAAGATCCCACTGGTGGGGATTCAAATCGTAAGTGTTATAATTTATTTAACGCAGTTAATATTACAGATGCTTTTATGGAGGCAGTACAACGTGGAGAACAATGGGAATTACGATGCCCTGATTCAGGAGCTATTAGATCTACAATCCAAGCTAGAGAGTTGTGGAAACGAATACTTGAAGCTCGCTTCAAAACAGGGTCACCTTATCTTAACTTCATCGACACAGCCAACAGAGGGCTTCCAGAGTCTCAACGATCACTTGGCCTCGCAATTAGAGGCTCTAACTTATGCAATGAAATCCATCTCGCTACATCTGAAGAACGCACAGCAGTTTGCTGTCTCTCCTCAGTCAACCTTGAAAAGTGGGATGAATGGCGAGACACCCGAATGGTTCAAGACTTGGTACGACTCTTGGACAACGTCCTTAAATTCTTTATCCGCAATGCTCCAGAAGAAATAGAGAAGGCTAGATACAGTGCGTACATGGAAAGATCAATTGGCCTTGGAGCAATGGGCTTTCATGGTTACCTGCAAAACAAAGGAATTGCTTGGGAGTCTCGACAAGCAACAGGCCAAAATTATCAAATGTTTAAACGCATCAAGAAGGATGCTCTTAAATCAACCTACGAGCTTGGTAAGGAAAGGGGTGAGTGTCCTGATATGGCGGGTACAGGGAGGCGTAATGCTCACCTACTTGCGATTGCTCCGAATGCTAACTCGTCAATCATTTGCGGGTGCTCAGCGTCTATTGAGCCTATCAAGTCGAATGCATACACGCACAGAACTCGTGCAGGGGCGCATTTGGTCAAGAACAAAGCCTTAGAAAAAGTGTTGGAGGCACATGGTGAAAATACAAAGGCAACGTGGAAAAGCATTATTATTAGCGAAGGCTCTGTCCAGCATCTGGACTTCCTCACAGATCACGAGAAGGATGTTTTTAAGACAGCCTTTGAACTCGATCAGGGGTGGGTTGTTGAACATGCGGCTAAGAGACAGGAATTTATATGCCAAGGGCAATCGGTAAATCTGTTTTTCCCTGCTGGTGTAGAACCTAAATACCCTAACGCAGTGCATATGAAAGCGTGGAAAGATGGGCTTAAAGGTTTGTATTATCTACGCACTAATGCAGGTGTGTCTGCTGATAAAGTAGGTAAGTCTGTTGCTCGTACTGCTTTAAAAGACTATGCATCTCAAGAGGAAGAGGGGGATGAATGTCTCTCCTGTCAGGGATAACAAATACTGTGATATACTACTAAAAATATATTGACTAATTCTCTCGTGTGAGTATAACTACTCTCCTGTTGCCCACTCCGGTGGGCTTTTTTTACGCTATAAAACGGAGCTATACAAAGTGCCACTATTAGAAGAAACTAAAACTTACAAGCCTTTTCAATATCCTTGGGCTGTAGAAAAAGCAATATCCCATGAAAAAGTACATTGGGGTGAATGGGAATGTAAGCTACAAGATGATGTAGCTCAATGGGGCAATGGGAAGTTAACAGATGTCGAACGAAACCATATCACGCAAATACTTAGACTATTTACGCAGTCAGATGTCCAAGTTGGAACTAACTATTTGGAATGCTATATACCAAAATTTAAAAACAATGAAATACGTGCAATGCTTACTAGCTTTGCTAATCGTGAATTTGTTCACCAGCGTTCTTATGCTCTACTTAATGATACGTTAGGTCTACCTGAAGAAGAGTTCTCAGCCTTCCTAGAATACTCTGAGATGGCAGATAAGATTGAGTTCATGGCTGACATAGACGTAAACACTTACAGTGGCTTAGGCAAGGCTGTAGCGCGTTCTGTGATCAATGAAGGTATGTCTTTGTTCAGTGCATTTGTTATGCTACTTAACTACCAAAGATACGGCAAGATGAGAGGCATGTGTGAGATAGTGGAGTGGTCAGTTCGTGATGAGACTATGCATTGCGAAGGAATGACAAAACTATTCCATACATTTTGTGAGGAACACCCAAGGATTGTTAACGATGAATTTAAATCAAATATCTATCAAATGGTTAGAGATGCAGTCGCACTTGAAGATAAAGTTATTGACCTTGCGTATGAGATGGGGGATCTTGAAGGATTATCTTCAGACGAAGTTAAACATTATATACGCTACATTGCCGATAGAAGACTTATACAGTTGGGCCTCAAGGGTAATTACAAAGTTAAAGAGAACCCTTTGCCGTGGGTAGATTGGATTATTGCTGGGGATTCCCATAAGAACTTCTTTGAGGGCGTTGTTACAGACTACAATGCCGCAGGTATGGATGGTGATGATTGGGGTTGGCAAGCCGCGTAATAAGTATTTAATATAACCTATTGACATTTATGTTAATTAGTGTATAACTATTAGTTATATGAGATAAACTACTACAGTGGTTTTCCCTCCGCTGTTTGATCTCACCCTTACAGCAAAAAGTATAAGCCCCTCGCAATGAGGGGTTTTTTACTGTCTAAAACCCGGAGACTTTCTTCGTAAATGTTTTTCCTATCTCAATCAGTAGCTTTAAATCCTTTTCGTTCCGCAAGTTCGGTTTTCTTTTTACTTGATTTTTAAACTCAGCCACTGCCAAATTTCTTTTGTCTTTTGTTAGGGATTCAAATTGTATTCTCATAACTTCAGGTACGGAGTAATCTATATCGCCTTTTCTAGCTTTAAATTGCAGAACATCAAACACACGATTTCTAATCTCTGCTACATGAGATCGTGCGGCGAAAAGTAACATCCCCTTCTGTGTGACTTTGTCCTTATCAGCGTACACACTACCTTCCAGTGTACTTTTTAAAAAACTATTTAATGATTGAGAATCACCGTTGCCAGAAAGCTCTCTGCGCATAAGCACATCCGCAGGGCCAAACTTCATGTTTTTATACAAGTCGTACGCCGTTAGCCCAAGTCTGTTAAGCTCTTTCTCTAGTGCATTCAGTGGACGAGATCTAGCCAGACCTGTAACGGCAGTAGCAAATGGATCTCTAGTCTCTGTTGGCTCATCCGAAGTTATTTCATATCGGTACGGTGTTATAGGCTCACGTTCCAGTTTGTTTAATGCTTTTTCTTTTAGTGGTTGAGGCAAAGCACGAGATGCCCGTACACGGAATATGTCTCCAAACGTGACCTGACCATTAGTCTCATTAATCAAGCGATTTTCAGCATCTGTTATCTTATATATATCTCTTGCTACAGCTATTGGCATTGCGTATGAAAGTGTTGCTACATAGTCACCTGCAAATCGTCCCATAGCCTTTTCAAACTTCATGTTTGATACATAATCAGTATCTTCGCCTACGCCCGTAACCCATGCGGTTAACTCAGGCAATGCTTCAGATGCAAAGTATCCACCTGCACCAACACGCATACTTGTACCTAACATAATCTCAGATACAGTTTTTGCCTTTGCATTATCGACTATTTTTTTAACATTGTCTGCTTGAGTCGCAGTAGAATCGTAGTGTCTGTATAGCAGATCACCTAAATACAAAGGCAAAGACAATGGACCAAGGAATGGACGAAGATCTGTTTTATCGCCAGTTTCATCTACATACTGATACCACTGTGTGCCTTCTCCTTGTGATGCACGAAGCTGATACCCTATCGCAATCATTCCAACACCACTAATTTGCTTAGCAATTTTTTCTGGCGCATTTGTTTTATTCATTCCTATTAAACCAATTATAGGAGCGTGATCATAGGCGAACTCTATTTGATTCATAATAAAACGAGGAAAAGGAATAAGCATCCCCATTGCCACACCAGAAACTGGATGCTTGTCAAAATCTAAGTATGCTCTTCCAAGTCTTCCCATTCTAGTTTGCGAACTTGGAGTTTTCTGATATAACAATTCAAAAGCTTTTTCAGTTGCTTTGTTTAATAATTTGTTGTCTATTCTAGCAAAGTCACCGTCACCTACAATTTGCAACAAGTCCCTGCCAGTTTTACCATTAATTTCGCTACCCTTTACAAGACGATTTAACTCACCTGTAAAAATAGCTTTTTTGAAGTAATTATCTGAGAATCTGTTAGCAAAGTTAAGAGCACCACCAATGCCCTGAAGTACATTTCCTATAGCACCTTTGTGAGCAACATCTGCTGAATCGATAAAAGTACCAAACAATCGTTGCGCACTTGCTGGATTACCTGCCGCATACATGTTAGCAACTACATCAGCCACAACCCTGTTTTCTTTTGTAGGTAATATAGGATTCATAAACTTTAAGATGCTTAATGAATCAGATCTAAATTCATCTGCTTGATACACTTTTTTTCCAGCAAAAAAGTTAACTATGTTTCTGATTGCATTTTCAAATAAAGTTTCTGGTGCATCTATTATAATTCTTGCCGCACCACCAGCAAAGTTACGAACGGTAGTTTGCGGTTGTGACGTTAAGATTGCACGGCGCATCCGCTCAAAGCCTGAAACAGCACCCCCAGTTTCTTTGGCTAGGGCACTCATAATTTCTGGGATATCAGCGATGAAACCTACTTGCTCATCCGTCAACGCAATGCCTTGTCCAGTTTTAGTGTCAGACAGTTTTTGCACGTCTTCTACTAATCCACGAAGCATTGCTTTCTTTATTTGACCTGCCATCTGTAATGAACGTGCGGCATCAGAAATGTCAGCAGTAAAGATAAGACCTATCTGTTCTTTAGTAAGATTGTACTTGTCACCAATTTGATCTATTTCTTTAGTTGATAATTGTTTATCTCTTATTCTATTAGCTACAATTTCAGTAACACGAGCATTTTCATCTTGAGCTAATATCTTTTTACCTGTGGGGCCAAGCAAATCAATTGCGGCGGCAGTAATAGCTTTTTTAGTTTCTAGGTCAAATGAAACCATAAGCATTTCATTTTCACTAAGTTTCTCTTTTTTCGCGCCCCGGCCCCCTTCGACAACTTTAGGGTCAAGCGGTCTTAGTTTAGTTTGTAAAACTTTTTCTACGTCTTTATTTTTATTGATTACTTTATCTGCTGTTTTTGCCGCAAGTTTTTTGTTTTCGGCGGTCGCTTGCTTAGCTAATGTTTCAAGCTCACCTGCTTTAGCTACCTGTCTCTTCTTTATAAATCCTGTAAGGCCACCGCCTACTGTGCCAAAAGCACCCTGTAACAATGTGTTTGTAGCAATTGCAACATCATTTTCTTCTTCTTGTGCGCCAACTTCAACACGCCCCTTTTGTCTGGATTTCTCTTGAATATAACCAGCAGTGCCTTCTACAGTGCCTCCAGCAATTGCACCTGATGCTATAGGGGACTTTGCCGTTGCCTTACCAACATTGTATAGCAATCCTCTTATACCCGTTCTGGCGGCTTGCTGTGCGCCAAGAGAAGCAACTTTACCTGCACCTGCGGTAATAAACCCAAGCCATGTGGAAGGAGAAGAAAGAACGGAGAACCCATAATCTTTAGCTAGCTCAGAGATGTCGTCATTAGCGTTACTTTCTAGCGCATCATAAGTCTGAAACAATCTAGCCATTCTATTTTTCATTTCAGGTTCAGCACGTTGAGCAAACATTAAATCACGGACAGGAGTAACATCGTTGGTGCTGTGCCAGCGCATATGACTCAAGTAGTTTTCAAATACTTCTTCTGGCTCAGTATAAAAGCTACCAGTTCTCTGAAGTAAGAACTCAGATGCATCATTTAAAAATTGATCATCTTGAATAAGGTCTTCTTTTTTAATTTCGTTAATTTGCTCTGCCATTCATAATCTCAATTAATCAAATGGGTTGAAAGATAATATAGCCTTGCGTCGATTTTCATATGTTTTATCTACAAGAGGCATTGCCGATTTAAATGTTTCTTCAGTAACGTTTTCTTGAAGCGTCCCGTCATCATTTAAATACTGTCCATACGTATCGTCCCAAGCCTCCCTGAAATCTCGTTCTCCTTGTTTATTTTGAAATTCCGGTTTTGGTATAGCACCTTTCAATAACTTAATAGCTTCTTTAGTATCTCCGCCATCTGTTGTTTCAGGATTTTCTGTTTGCTTCGTTGACTCAGTTACAGTGCCAAATCCTTTAATAATTTCTTTATCTTCAGTGGTCATTGTTTTTAGCAACTTAATTATTCTTTCTCTGGGTGGGCCATCTGGAATAGTTTTTAATATTTCCCTTGCTGTTTTTCCTTGCGAAATGCTTTGCAAAATACTTGCTACTTGAGCATCGTCAAATCCTATATCTTCGTCTTTTAATTCTTTAGTGACTCCGGCAATCTTGCTACCACTAAATTTATCGATGTAAGCAGACAAGCTAGTGTTAAATTGGTCTAATCCCGTTTTACCTCCTGCATCTGAATCATCTTCTGCATCTCCTGCTACAGAAGAAGTTAATGCGGCATCTGCGTCACGAAGTATTTCTGCATCAGTTTTTCCACCTTCCGT